AAACATCAAGTCCGGCAACGCTGGTGCGAACCTCATTGTCGACGCGGCGAGTGCCGCTAGTGCGTTCGCCCGTCTGATGCACTACAAGGCCGGCGTCCAGAAGTGGGCCCTTGCCTTGGGCGCACAGACGGACGACAACCTCTACGTCTGGAACAACGCCAACTCCCCTGTCCTCGTCTTCGCCCAGGCTCTCACCTCTCGGTTCTACGGCCAGGTGAGCATTGGCACGGCGGTGGACACGTCATACGACCTGAAGACCAGTGGCGACGTGTGGTTCGGCGGCGCGGCCAACCGTGACGGCTGGCTGCACATGTACGACAACAACGGTGGCACAGTCATTGCCACGGCTGCCTGGACTGACGTCACCTGGGACACGGAGGTCAGGAAGGACACGACCTGGTACACGCACAGCGCGGACAGTGCGGAGGTCACGATCGAGGTGGCCGGCGACTACAAGATCACGTATGACGTGACCGCGGACAACCTCACCACGACCAGGCACTTCGCTTTGTGGAAGCTGCAGAAGGACAGCGGCGCGGGGTATGGTGACATCACTGGTACGATCTCCGGGACGTACCATCGTACCTCGTCCGACGGTGAGGGAAGCGCAAGCTGCACGTGCATCCACACGTTCGCGGCGGACGACAAGGTGAAGCTCGTCGGACGCTCGGACCACGCGACGGACGTGGTCACGGTTGCGCAAGGCTGCCGTCTCACAATCGAGAAAATTGACGTGTAGCACGGTGCTGCACGGATTCCATAAACGCTGGAGGGCGGAATGGCGAAGCACGTAGTGGTACAGTTCGGGCCCACGGACAAGACAGTCATGGGCGACACACTCGAGGAGGCGGTGCAAAAGACCTTGGGTGAGATTCTGACGAAGGTCGGACGTGAACCGACCGCGGAGATGGAGAAGCAGGTACGCGCGAACATCAACTCCCAGGCAGCCAACGAGAAGGAGCTGATGAAGTCAGCGTTCTCAACATACGCGACCAAGGTCAAGAAGGAACTGGACACCCTGGTCGAGTGCGGACTGCTGATGCGGAAGGTAGACAAGGCCGAAGGGTCCATCGAGCTGACGGACCACGAGGTGCGGATGTTCAAGGAGGCGCTGCCGCAGATGGAGAACGTCGACCTGTGGGTGGTGTACGTCGACCTCCTGGAGCAGCTGTCCAGTCCGCAGTACAAGGAGGACACAAAGGAGTAGAGCATGGCACGTATCGTGAGGACATATCGGTGTGACCGGCTGCGCGGCTGCGACATCTTCTTCAGCCGCACCAAGAAGGCGTACGCCCGCGTCATCGTGTACGCTACCTGTTGGGGAAAAGGGCGGGCGGCCAGGAAGGCTGCCAGGCGCGCGGTGAAGGACCCGACGGTTCCGAACCATGGCGGCAACATCCACGACAGGTGGGGCCAGAAGTATCCGGTGGAGGCTGCTCGGAAAGGATACGAGGAGAACAACCTGGACGAGTACCGGACCAGGCGCGCCTGGATCACGGACGTGTTCCGGTGGCGTGGGTTCGACGACGAGGAAGTCAGGAAGCACGCGGCGCAGGTGCTGGAGCTGTGGTGCCGGCGCAACAACCGCGTGAAGTACGACCTGCCTGGAGCCATCATGAGTTCCAAGCTCGGTCGGTTCCTGTTCGGCCGGTGGATGAAGAACGACCCCAACGAGCTATTCTGCACCGAGGGCATCTTCTACCTGCTGGTCATCTGTGGGTTCCTGGACGGCGAACTGCTGCCGGTTGACGTCAAGCTGGAGGACGTCAGTGAGATCATCGCGCAGGCGTACGTGGACGGCCTGGTGGACCTGCCGCCGTCTCTGAACCCGGTCGACCTGCGCAACTGGATGGCAGGCCACGACGACTTCTCTCGTGTCCGGGACTTCATCGCCTGATGTTCTCACGGCTGTCGAGATTCAAAGGAGAACTGTGGTCCATCCTGCAGCGCAGTGCTGACGCAGAGCTGGACCAGTTCATCGCGGCCAGGTGGGAGGCTGTGTACGGTGACACTCCGCCCAAGGTCACTCGCTCCCGCCTGGTCGTCGCCATCGCATACGAGCTCGCTGCCGCGGACTATGCTGCCGCTGGTATCGAACCGTCACCCAAGTTCACCGAACTGCGCGACCAGGTCGCCGCACTGCAGGCGACTGGAACTCTGTCGTCCAGGGACTTCGGCAGAGCATCCCGATTGCTGTGGGAAGTTGACCTCTTCAGCCTTCCCCTTGCAGCGACCTGGTCACCCGCGGCCGCAATGCTCCGCAGTGCTGGTGAGAGTTCCTGACTGCCGGGGTGTGCTACCAGGCAGCCGTGACTGCAGCAGCGTGCTGCACAACTTAACACGTTAAACGCCTTCGGGCCCGTCCTGGGTGACCCGGGCGCGTAATTCGCGACCTCGCCGCCTCTCGCCGCGTCTCGCAGACCCTAGCGCCGGATCTGGCATCCTAGTCATCTGCCAGGCGCGGCGAGCGGAGGCCAAATAAAAAGGGCCCTCTGGATTCCTCCAGAGGGCCCCTATCGCCGCGTCTCGCCGCGGGTAGCGCGTCAGGCTGCAGACAGGTCCAGGGCGTCGGTCGTGCCGACGTGGTGGGCTGCCGTCGCCTCCTGGACGTTGTGGTACGGACCGTCGACCCGACCGTTCGCCAGCCGCCTCGCGTCGGCGTGCGGACCGCGGAGGCGGTCCGGGTCGAACCGGCCGAGGTTCCAGACGAGATACTGGTTGTCAGACATGACCAACAGCTTGACGGCCAGTGCCGGCCGCGTCGTCTCGTGTGGGACGCCGGGGAGGTCGTCCGTGATGTCGTCGACCCCGATACACTCAGGGCAGCGCTTGACCGTCAGGTACGGTGCCTCGATCTCGAAGTCGATCGGGTTCTCGTTCATTGCGCCGAGGCTCCAGGCCTCGCCACAACCTTGGCATGTGTGTAGCATCGTCTCTCTCCTTTCTAGAGGTGACTAGTTCAACTTTCTAGAGGCGACTAGTTCAACTGCTCGGCCAGCTTGCGGATTGCTTCGCGGCCGTCCTCGATGTCGTCTGCTGCACGGCTCCAGCCTTCCTGGTCGCGGAACCGCTCGATCTCCTTGCGTACCAGGCTCGACAGAACCGTCGGCTCCAGCGCGTCCAGCTCCCATGACTCGTTGCCGTACTGCGCCGCGTACGTCTGGAACCGTGCGTCGGTGGTGCGCGCCGGGTTCGGCGGCGGCGTGTACTGTTCTACCTGGTCCATGTTCAGTGCCAGGCGGCGGACTTCCATGTTGACGCCGAAGGTGGTCATCCGCGTCTGGATGTCGCGGGTCATGTCGAGGCCAGACGGGTCGTGGTCACCGAAGTGAAGGATGACCGGGGCCTGGTCGTCGTCAACGTACTCCTGGAACCGCCGCGCGGCGCGCCACAGTTCCGACTGCGAACCGTAACCGCGGCAGCTGAACAACGGAACGTCCAGTGACTCGCAGACGCGCTCGAACACACCAACCAGGGCGTCCTTCTCAATCCACACCTCGACACGGCACGGCTGGTACTGCGCGCTCCAGCGGTCTACCCGGAACTGACGAGCGCAGGCGCCGACGATGTCCGCCGGTGAATCCCAGTGCGCCAGCTCCCTGACAAACCGTGTCCTGTCCTCGATGGCGTTCCAGTCGACCAGTCCTGCCATCCGTGCGTTGGACAGGAGGGCGCCGAGCTTCTTGTACTCCATCAACTTGTTGGGGATGATGTCACGGGCGACGAACTGATAGTACAGCTGCCTCAACGTCAGGCTGTACCCTTGGTCCCGGTACTCCGCGATGATGTTGTTGATCCTGTCAATCATCGCCAGGCTCGCGGCCTGGAATCTCTTGGGAACGTACTCAATCATCGGCATCGCTTCCTCCTGGTTATCGGCTCTGGACGACGGTGACCTGGAACTCGTGGTCACCAACTGTGATGACGAGGCCGTGGTTGTTGGTCATCAGGCAGGCCTCCTCGAACGTGTTGCTGAACAGTGGGTGCTCCGTTTCGTTGTGCGCCATCGTGTCCTCGTTGAACAGGTCCAGGCTCTCCTGGATGATGGCCACGACCTTCTGTTCGTTCATCTGCCTCTCCTTTCTAGAGGTGAATGGTGAACTCAAGGGAGCGGCCGCAGCCGCTCCGTTCAGCTCATCACACCTAGTTGCCGCGGTACTCGCTGCGCGTCTGACCGCCCGCGTCCCGCATGGCCTGCCACGCTTCCTCGTGACTCTTGCCGGCGGTCCGTGCCTTGGCATAAGCCTCGGCGGCGCTGCGACTGGAGACGGCCTCGATCACACCAGGCTTGCCGTCGGGGTCGTACACTGACCAGCCCCAGCCGTGCCTGTCCTGCACCTTCCACTGAGGAGCCTTGTGTGCCTCGTCACGCTCGATGTCCTCGGGGAGGATGTCGTGCACAGCCGTGCGAATCATCTTGACGCGCTGGTCGAGCGTCGCCAACCAGTCCTCTGCATACTCGTCTGCGCGAGGGAACGACACGATCAGCTGCCGCTTGCCGCCCTCACGTTCCTCCACCACCTTCGCCTGGTTGCACCGACCGCGGAACGTGGTGACCAGGAGGTTGACGGCCTGTATCTCCAAGTCGTCCGTGTACACAGCAAAAGGTGTACCCATACCGCACTCTCCTTTCTTGGGCTGTCGCCCGGGTGAACTCAAGGGAGGACCCGTGGGTCCTCCGTTCAGGTCACCGAACCAACCAGCGCACCGTCTCGTTGACGACTGCCAGGCGCGCTTCCTCCGCGGTGTCGTACCAGTCTACCGACACGACGCCGTTGATACCGTCAGACTCGAGGTATCTGACCAGGCGCCACTTCTTCTGGAACCGTGAGAAGTTGCCCTGGATGATTGGGGACACGTCGACGAACTCCTGGTCGCGAGCGTAGTCCTCGTTGAATGGAATCCTGCGGACCATCGCATTCATGACACTCTCCTTTCTGTGGTGAACCCAGGGGAGCGGCCGAGGCCGCTCCGCTCAGCTCATCACCAGGAGACTAGTGGTGACTCACAAGCATGTCGTTCAGGATGCCGGTGCCACACAGCTGCGCGTTCTTCATCGCGTCCAACATCTTGGTGAACTTCTTGAGACGGCCGGCTGCGTTCGGGCCCACGAACGTGACGGTCGCCTTGCGGTGGCCGCGAACGTGGTGCTGGATGGAGACGGTCGTGCCAACCTGCAGCGAGCCGCTGGAGCTGCTGACCATCTCGACCAGGGCGACGAAGTAGTCGCTCGTGTACGAGACTTCCTCGACGTTGTCCGCCCAGATTCTGCGGATGAGGTTGATGGCTGCAGCTGCACGGCTGATGTGGCCGATGCCATTCAGCTCGTGGAACCAGCTGCCGCTGCGAACGCCGAACTTCTCTTTGTAAACGACGCCGTAGTTTTGCCCGAGGTACCAGACCTCGTATGCGTTGCCGGCGGTTTCCTCTTCGTACGTCGCGGTGATGTTGACGTACCTGATCACCTGTGTGTGAATTGAAGGTGAACCCATGGTGACTCTCCTTTCTAGCTGCGCAGCTCGTTGACGATGTGGTTGACGTCTGCGTCGGTGATGTGGTAGACTTCCTTCATCTCGTTGCGGGTGAACACTGACACGCTGCAGCCGAACCGCACGAAGAACTGCGCCTGCTTGCCGAGACGCGGCTGGCAGCCAATCACGATTGCGCCGCCTTCCAGCTGGACAGACTTCGTTCTGATGGTGACCATCTTTGCCGCCATCACACTCTCCTTTCTAACGTCCTGGCTCTGCGTCCCTCACCGTGAGGTCCCCGGACTTGCCACCGGGTTCAGCTGCATTACGGACGGGCGGCCGAAGCCGCCCGGTGATGCTACCCTTCGAGGTACTTGTTGAGGACGTCCGTGACCGCGTCCATGTTGCCGCCGTTCGCCAGGCAGCGGACAGCGTCGTTCACGGCCTTCTTGAATCCGGGGAATCCGAAGCTGTCCATCAGCAGCGAGGTGCGGCGCATGGAGGAGTCGATGGCGGACAGAGACTTGGTCACGTCAGCGATGACGTTCTCCGCTATCTGCTTGCGTGTCTCCAGCATGGTCGGCACGGTGGTGCCGTCCGTGTTCCAGGAGTGACCACAGTCGTTGCAGACAGCCGACTGGTTGGCGCTGTCGTACTTGACGTACTTGGCACTGTCACACACCGGACAGACGATAGACGGCCTGACCAGCTGGTTCGGGTTCCAGTTGAAGGTGGACTCATTCTCAACGTAGAGGTTGTGGTCGCGGATGTACTTGCGGATGAGGTCGTACATGTCCTCGACCTTGGCGAAATTCTTGGAGTAGTAGGTGCCGAGCGTGTGGCCGAATGTGTTCAGGATGCTGATGGCGTCGCCGTACACCTGGAGCCGCACGGTCGTGGGTTCGTTGTAGAATGCCTTGATGGCCGCGTCTACCTGGTCAGCGTCGATGTCGGCGTTGCCGTGTTCCTTGCCGAGGTTCTTGCTGATCTCGTGAACGTCCTGGTCGCTGCTCTCGATGTTGAGCGCGAACACCCTCAGGGCAACCATCTTCTCGAGTGCGGTGCGTGGCGTTGACATGGTCTCTCTCCTCTCTGCTGTTTCGTCCTTCCGGGACTCATCGGCGCCAGCTGCTGAACTGGCGGACAGCGGGGCGGCGGTGTGCTGCCGCCCAGGTGCTAGGCTCTAGGCCTTGGTTTCGTCAAATCGTTATCGCTTCCCCGCCGTGCCTCCTGGCGGACCCGCTCACGTTCGGACTGTCAATGAACAACCACTAGTACCTATTATACTTTGTTTCATGGTCCAGATCCAGGGTCATGACCATAAAAAAACGGGTCCCCAGCCAGATGGCCAGAAACCCGCCTTTTTGATACCATTGACGCGTGTTCTACGCGGCAGCCAGGGCAGCCCAGTCACGCCTCGGCAGCTCCATGATGGACCCGCCCAGCGTTTCCAGGTCCGTGGCACGCTGGTAGTCATCCACGTCCTGGGAAGTCCGGGTCACGGCCTGGATGAGACCGTACCTGGTCAGGTCGCCGCCGGTGGTCAGGTGCTTCAGGATGCCTGACCGCTCGTCGTCCTTCAGGAGGAACCGGTCGGTGACGTTGTCGACCAGGGTGACCGGGTCCGCCTCGACCACCTCCGCCGCGGTCTCACGTAGGCGCCGGACGAATCCGTCGAACACGTCCTGCTGCAGCACGCCGTTCACCGTGTCCGTCACCTTCATGAAGAACGCCTTGTTGTCCGCAGCCATCGTCTCATGACGATAGAACTGCACCTGACCTTCCATCTGCTCGGCCAGTTTACCAACGTGGTATTTCTTCAGAGACGCGTCGTTGATGATCATCCCGTTGAGGCACACCAGGCGGAACATCAGCGGCTCGACACGCACGCTGCCGGCGCCGATCTCCGAGTTAGACAGGACGAGCCCGGCCTGCACGACATCGCCCTTCTTCACGTCCGCTGTCAGCCGCGGCGTCGTGACCTTCAGGTACATCCTGGTCTGCGTCAGCTCACAGCTCTGGACGTCGCAACCGAGCTCCAGGATTCGCGGCAGCACCGCGTCCAGGAGGTCGTAGTTGTCGATGGGGCGGTAGCGGTCCGACAGGAAGGCACGCGCAGTGTCGTCCAACGTCCTGACCATCCGCTTCTCCGGGTTCTTGTGAAACCAGTGATTCACGTTGTCCGCCAGGAGCGCAGGTGCGTTCTCACGCATGCGGTCGTAGTAGACCTTCGGAATCTTGACGCGGCTGGCGACCTGGCCGTGCGCGTAGTCGGTGAGGCCGAGGTCCTGGCCCATGTCACCGTTGCGCATCTCCAGCTTCGTGTTCGGCAGCATCGTCAGTGCGGAGGTGTCTGCGATGTAGTCGCGCTTGGTTTCCATCTGGCGCTCCAGCTCATTGGCGAGCGCGCTGAGTGAACGTCCCGTCTTCATTAGTTCTCTCTCCTCTCTGAGGTTCGCTTCTTCCGCGGCGGCCGTCCGGTGGCCGAGCGGTAACACAGGTAGCACAGATCCGCTGCCGGCCGTTTGACCAGCAGGTTGAGTTTGAGTGCTCTGCCGCAGCCCTTGCAACGGCGGGTGGTCGACACCGCAGTGCTGCTGTGCGGTTTCTTCATGAATCAGCTCTCCTCTCTTTGTTGGTGATGTTGCGGAAGGCCTTGATGATGTCGACGAGCCGTGAGATCTCACGGAAGCCGAGGTGCTCCGGGTTCTCGGTGACGACGCTTTCCAGGGCGTCGCAGATGACGTGGATGGTAGTGGCCTCTGTCTCGAAGTCGTAGTCGGCAAACAGGAGGTGGAACCGTGACTCGGATTCCTCCACCGCGTCGACCAGGTCTCTGATGAGGTCAACCGCTTCGCCTGGGCTGAACACCAGGCCACCAACAACGACTGACGGCTTGGGCCCGCTGACCCTTACCTCCATCACGCTCTGTCTGTTCATCGTCTTCGCCATCCTCTCTCCTTTCTGTTGAGGGCGATTGACTTGTTACATATAGGAATATAACACTACGCCAGCCAGGAGTCCAACAGCGAGACCCGCCAGGACGTATACGCCCCTGGTCAGGCACCAGGTAGCGATGGCACGGCCGATCTCCTGGAGCCGCAGCTTACCCAAGGTGGCCATGACTGGGCGGCGACCAGGCGGCGCGTGCAGCATCGCCTGGTGGAGGTGACGGCGTACCTGCGCCTCCGCCTTCCGCCGGGCCCGGCGCCGGTTCCAGCCCTTCTCTGTCATGTACTTCGTGGTCAGCTGTTCCAGGAGCTGAGTCAGTTTGTCAGGTGCGTTCATGAATCCTCCAGGGCAGAGTGGCGAGGGCCGGCGAACAGTCTGGGCGACACGCCGACGGAAGAAAGCCTAACGAGGGAAGAAGCCCCGGCCCAGTTCCACACTCCTCGCCACCTGCCTTTACTTCGGGTCGTACTCAACGTGAATGTGATTGCTCTCCAGGACGACGTCGAACTTGCATCCGAGGTGCTTCTTCAGGTCCGCCGTGAACCGCTGGAAGTTCACACCGACTGGCAGCCGCAGGTCGAACGCGCGGCCGGACGGGTGGAACGAGGCGTACCCGTGTGTGCCGTCACGTACCGACGTGACGACCATCTGCTCCTGGTCCTGGAGGGCCCAGAACTTCGCACACTGGCGCAGTCCCTCGGCTGCCTCGGGTACCAGGTCACCCCACACGCCTTGCTTGTACAGTGTCTCCATCATCTCCTCGTCTCAATTAGAGTGTGAATTGCGTCGACCGTTACGGTCACGGTGTAGTACGCGGTCCAGGCAGCCACGACCAGGCCGACTAGTAACAGGTAGAAGCAGATCCGGTCGCAGACAGTCATGCCAGCAGCTCCTCCCAGTTGGAGATCAGGATGCGGTCCGCCATCGCCTTCTTGTCACGCAGTGACTTCAGTATCTTCTCGTCCACGGTCCCCGGCACGTAGAGGTCAACATACGTCACGCTGCGGTCCTGACCGATGCGGTGGCACCGGTCCTCGGACTGCTGCCGCTTGTCCGCGTCGTACGAGTTCGAGTAGTAGACCACGTTCGCGGCAGCCGTCAGCGTCAGTCCGTACCCCGCGGTCTGCGGGTTGCCGACCAGGTAGCGTATCTTGCCGGCCTGGAAACCCTCACGGATGTCGATGCGCTCCTGGTCGCTGGTGTCACCGAAGTACAACGCCACGTCCTCCTTGCGCATTCCCTCCTTGGCACGCAGGTGGTTCGCGATGGCCAGCAGGTCGTGACGATAGTTCGCCCAGATGATGACCGGCTCACTCATCTCGGCCAGGACGTCGTCCATCCCGGCCAGGCGCCGGTGCGGCACCTCGTGCACGTTGCCGTCGTCGTCAGTCGCGTAGCCGCACACCAGCTGGTGCAGCCGCAGCAACTTGGTCAGGACCAGGGGAGCAGTCACGAACGTCTCCTCCTGGAGCTCGGCCACGGACGTCCGCTTCATCTGGTCGTACAGCCGTGCCTGGTCGGGCGTCATCTCCACGGCGAACCGCTCGTACACCTTGGGCGGCAGGTCCAGGCAGTCCTCCTTCTTGATGATGAACGAGAACTGCTGGAGGTCCCTGGTCAGCTTGTCCAGGTAGCGGTAGCCAGTGACGATCTTCACCTTGCGACCGGACGCGCGCAGGGTGATCTCCTGGAGCTCGGCGTAGTACGCCTTGAACGAGTAGTAGCTGGTGAAGTTCAGTGCGCCGCGTGACAGGAACTCGCACTGACTGTAGAGGTCGAGTGGGTTGTTGGTGATGGCGGACCCAGTCAGGATGCGCCTGGCCACGGCCTCCCTGGCCACGGCCATGACACCCTTGGTCCGCTTCGCCTTGTGGTTCTTGATGGTCGTTGACTCGTCGACCACGACCATCGTGTCGTGGGTCCGCGCGAACCGCAGGGCGAACTCCCTGGCCTTGTCAAACGCCATCGCCTCCACGTTCATGACCAGCACCTGGAGGTGCATCACCTCCGGCACGAACAACGTGTCGTAGAGGCGCTGCAGTTTCTTCCCGCTGCCACCGACCTTCCAGCAGACCACGTTGCGTTCCACGCGGTCCGGCATGTGGGTCGGGATCTCCTGTGTCATCCAGTTGGTGTAGCTGCCGTTGTTGGCGAAGATGAGGAGGGCATTGATCTTCCCCTTCTCGTAGAAGTACGTGGCCGTGTCAATGATGACCTTTGACTTGCCAGTACCCATCTCCATCAACAGTGCCTGGTACCGCATTCGCCGTCCCTGCTCGAACGCCGAACGCTGGTGGTCATACGGCACCGTCTTGTATTCGTACCCTTCCTTGTCGCGCACGGTCTCTCCTTTCTACAGGCTGAAGTGCGCCGGTGTCTGCGGCTGCACGATGCAGAGGCGGCTGAGTGCCCTGGTGACACCGACGTAGAACACCCTGGTCTCGTCGTCCGGACGTCGCCACATCTCCTGGGCTGTCTTGTTGCTGACGTCCGTGAACAGCAGGACGTTCTCACACTCACCACCCTTCGCGCCGTGGATGGTGCTGACCTTGATTCGCGGGTGGCGGAGGTTCTCATTGCGCCGCCTGGCTGCTCTGAAGTACTCTCTGTCCTCCACTGACATCCGGCCGAGCGCATCGTACCAGTGCTGCTGCAGTGACGCCCCGGTCACGGCCTGGAAGTCAGAGGCACTGACAGGACGCGTCTGGTCCCACGCACCTGGCGCCCCCTCTACCGGATGGGTCAGGTACGCAGGGACTGCGACAGCGTCCTCGTAGGCGACGTCGTGGCCAGCTCGCAGCGCCTCCCACGCGTAGGCAGCGCGCAGGGCGACGTTGTCGGCCGGCTTGTCCCGCTCGGCCTCGTACGCGTAGCCACAGTAGCGGAGGTGGTCGAGCACTCCCTGGATCTGGTAGTTGTTGCGCACCAGGATGAGCCAGTCACCGGTCTCCAGAGCGTCCGCGTCGTCCAGGCTGGCGACGTAGTCTACCTGGCCTTGCTTCTCGGTGGGGTGGAACGCCTTCACGAACCGGCGGTCGATGCGGCCACTGACCTCCTCTGCCAGCGTGTGTATCGCTGCCGGCAGGCGGTAGCTCTGGTCGAGCACCTGTTGGTGGTCAGCGAACTCTGCCGCCAGGAAGTAGTCCACGTCTGCACCGGACCACCGGAAGATCGCCTGGTCGTCGTCACCGGCGACGTACGTCTCCGTGGCTGCCGCGCGCATGCGCTCCACGATTCGCCACTGCAGCTGGCTGAGGTCCTGTGCCTCGTCCACTACCAGGAGGTCGAGGTCCGGCACGACGCCCGTGTCGAGAAACCGCTCCAGCATGTCGGTGAAGTCGTACAGGAGGTGGGCGTCCTTATACCGTTGCAGTGACCTGGTGTACTGGTCGAACTGAAACCAGTTGAGGTCGCCGCCCCACTTCTCCCACGCCTCCTTGTACGTGACGCAGCACAGTCGTGCCCGGTTCTCCAGGCCAACCATCTGGTCACCAACTGAGATGAATCCGACGTCGTCCAGGCGGCGCCCCGTCATGCGGACGCCGAGCTCGTGGCCGAGCTCCTTGAAGTGCTTCCAGCCCATCACGTCCTGCCGCGACATGCCGAGCTGCCTGAAGGCCAGGGAGTGGATGGTGCGGTAGTACACCAGGTCTTCCTGGTCGATGGCGAACTGATCACACGCACGGGCCCGTGCCTCGTTGACTGCCTTGCGTGTGAACGACACGAACCCGACGCGGTCCGGCCGGCTGCCGTTCCTGAATGACTCCTCCACCAGGTCGAGCAGTGTCGTGGTCTTGCCCGTTCCAGGCGGGCCCAATATCAGTGTCGTGGCCATGAGCGGTCCCTTCCACCGAGAACCACGAACTCGGCTGCCTCTATGAGTTTGCTGCGGATAGTGTGCTCGTCAGTGATGTCCTTCTTTACAATCGCCGCTGCCGGTTCATGCTGGCTTCGCAACTCTGCCAGCCTGCAGCGAATCGTCTCCAGCTCCAGCTGCGAACTGGCTGCGCAGTATCTTTCGTACGCAGCATTCTTTCGGGCCCTTGCCAGTTCATACTGCATGAAATTACTCACTCAACTCTCCTTTCTCAGATGGCTTCGTCGCCCTTGATGTCCGGTGTGTCGAATCCCTCACTCTGCTCGGAGAACTCCGGCACACTCCAGCAGTTCACACCCTTTCCCTTCAGGTTGAAGAAGTGATGGTCGCCGCCTATTTCCTTGATGACGCTCGTGATCTTGTTCGTCCCCAGTTCACGGAACCGCTGCCGCTCCAGGTACGCCGTCAGGTCGCGCAGCCGGAAGAACGTGCGGCTGTCCTCGGTCCACGGCTTGCCCAGCAGCATCTCGTCCTTCACCCTGGCCTTCGCCTTGCCGGTGCAGAACGCCTCCAGGTGCTCCATCAACTGTCCCTCTGGTGACGCGTCCACCGGTGCCTCGATGATGGTGACGGTCTCCAGGAGTCCTTGCACAGTAGAGGTCCACCTGGTCTTGTTGAGTTGCGGCGGCATGATGTTCAGCGCGTCCATGCACCGCCGCTGGAATCGTGACTGGTTTTGGATGTCCTCGGTTGATAGCTCCAGTCTGCCTCCGCCCTCGATGTCGATGAACCATATCGGTGGTGTCGTGTCGTACTTGGTCAGTCCGGTCAACGCCGGCAGTCCTGCCACCTGGTCGAGTCCATGACGCCGCAGTCGGCACAGCTGCTGGTTGCAGAAGGCCTTGATGGGCGGGCGGTCACAGCTGTAGCTGTACTCCTTTCGTTGCATTGACTTCACGATGTTCTGGACCTCGTCCGAGGACAGAGGTGGGTCCATGAACTTCACGTTGTAATCGTCAACCAGCGTCGGCCACTGGTCGGGGTTGGCTTTCTTCAGGTAGACGGCCAGGTTGAACAGACCGTCGTTGCGGCTGCCGCGGCTGAATCCTTGGGTGATAAGGTACTGCAGACACGGTGGTCCATCCGAGATGTCCGACAGGACGGTGACAGAGAACGCCGAGAACTCGGCTGCCGTCATCCGCCTGGACTCGGCGTACGTCAGGAAGGCAGCCAGGTCCAGTCGCTTGCCCTCCTGGTTCACTGCGTACCTGGTCGTGTCCTTGGCGTTGAAGTACGGCGCGTTGATCCAGCCGCCGACGTCGCCTCGGTCCGCCAGTATCTCGGATTGCTTCGGGAACACCTCTGAACCACCATACCCCAGGACCGCCGCGAAGGTCGCCAGTTTCTCGCGCATGTCCGCAGCCGTGACCGGCTCCTTCACGAAGCAGTACGCGTGCACACCACCGCTCTTCGAGTAGCACATCACCAGCGGCAGGTCTTGTTCCTCGGCGTGCTTCACCACGTCGTTGATGTCAAGACCGTCGTAGACGTCGATGTCGATGGCGCCGAACATGCAGGTGGCGTCATCTCTGATAGGAACTATACCAACGCCCTGGACGCCGGACAGGTGGCCGAGAAGGATGTCCTCTGTCAGAGGCTCCGACTTGGTGACAGCCTGGCCGACGACCTTCGCACCGCGGGTCTTACTACGCGACAGGTCGTATGTACCGTACGCTCGCTGCAGTCCGGAGAACAGCTGCGCGAATCGCTTGACGTGTTTCTTCATGGCACTCGCCGGGGTTGAGGTTATGGAGGGACGTCGTGCAGACCGTCCCTCCTGTCAAGCGAACGACTACAGCACGTTGTCGGCGTCGTCGCCACCGGCATCCGTGTCGCCCTCGGCCGGCGGCGGGGTCAACCGCACGCCGCCCGACTTCACGGCCTGGTGGAACTCACGCGCCGCCTGGTAGACCGCGGCATCCTCGATGAGCTGTGGCTCACCGATGTCCCACGAGTACCAGGTGCCTTTGTCGTTGCTCTCCTCAACCGACCCCAGCGAGTAGCTGTGCGAATACAGGGGCGGCGTCACGGTCTTGTTGCCGACCTTGACCTTCAGCGCCATCGCCTGGCTGTTCCAGCGGCGGCTGCGCTTCAGCTGTGTCGACGACATCCCAATGACCATCGCCTGCGGCACGTCACCCTTGCCGCCGACGAGGAGACCGTAGTGATAGCCAGTCCTGACCAGGATGTTGCCGTTCGGCAGCACGTCCTGACCCTTGTCGTTGCGCTTCGTCGTGTCCAGCAGCTTCGGGTCCTGGTGCTGGGCGATGAACCCGCCGCCCTTCTCACGCGGTACCCACTCGACGAAACACTTCTGATAGTAGCACGGAACGAACCGAACCGGCGGGTCGTAGACGGCGCCGCTGACGGTGTTGAACAGCATCCCTTCCTTGGCACCGGCAATCTTGGTGGCGCCGCGGACCTGAGGTGACAGAGCCTGAAGAACCATGAGGAACGGAATCGCCAGGTCATCGGCACCCATGTCCTCGAAACCCGAGGCATCCTGGGAATCAGCTGCCAGCGACTTCATCATGTCGGCAGGAACGGGCGCGGTGCTTGCGCGCTTGGCTACAGCCTTGCTTGTCTGCTTGCGTGCCATTGTTAAGCACTCCTGTTGTGAAGATGATTGGAAACCGTCACGACACCTTGGTCGTGCGGACGGGGTGGACGCCGAAGGTATCCATCGGCAGGTCCACACCTGACTCGAGCTGCTCCGTCACGAACGCCTTCAGAGTACCGGGGTGGACGGATTCCCGGTCAGCGTACGAGAAGCCGCCGTCGTTGAGCTGCGCGACGAGCGAACGGTGCTGGTCGTCCTCTCCTTTCTTGAGTTTGACGGTGACGTCATGCTTGACGATAGCCTCATGGCCGTTCTCCCGGAGCCACTGGAGTGCGGCCGGCCAGTTCTTCTGACTGATGTGTGCGGCGAACTGTCGCTTGACCGAGACGGTCTGGCCATTGGCCAGCTTGATCTCGGACAGACCCACCTGGTCGAACAGGTTCGGGATGCGCTCCATGCTCGTGTCCATCAGAGCCTTCTTCGCTTCCTTCAGTTCGTCCTCCAGGCGTGTGACTTCCTTCTCCTGGAGCTGCATGAGCGTGACCAGGTCAGCCAGCTCACTTATCTCCTGGTTGGTCGGCGTCTTTGTGGCAGCGGACTCCATGTCCTCCGCCATCATGGCACCAACGTCTTGCGGTTCCGAGGCCATACGGCTCTCCTTTCTGTTAGTAGATTTGGCAAGCGATCGGCAGGTACCGTCGCTCCTGTCTGTCCCACTTCAACATCTTCACCCGGCCGTTGTTCCAATGCGCGGCCAGGGCCGTGGCGATTCCGATGGTGACCGGGTCGCCAATGAGAAGCAAGTAGTCATCGTCGCTGAAGTTCGACAACTTCGGCAGCAGCTGCTTGGCCACCTGGCCAGCCGAGTGTGCGACCTCCAGGCCAGGCGGCAGCAGGACCTTCAGCTTGCCGTACTGCATGGCAGGCGTGATGTTCTTGCCTGACTGCTCCTGCGTCACATATACCATGGTCTCACCTCCTCACCGCTGTCGTGATTTCCTCAACCATCAGACCCCAGTTGTACGGCTTGGAGTCCTCCCATACTCGCCGGTAGGTTCGCGGCGTGTCACACCACCACAGCGAGATGTTGTCACCGTGGCGAATCATTACGAAGACGACGGACCCGGCAGCAACGCGGCGTGCGTGCCACTGCACCTGGAGCGGCTCGCACATCTCGAGCGGTGGCTTGAACTTCTTGGTCCGGCAGACCTTCAGCTCAATCCAGTAGTCGTGACCGTCTACGCCGCTGACATCCGGCACGCCGGCACCGACCAGGTTCTCGATTCGCTCGACCTCACCAGGCAGGTGCGGCTTGACCAGCCGCCACAGATCCTTCTCCTGTCTATTCATGCCAGTCCTTCCCCTCTCCCCAGGACGGCCCGTTCTCCACGTCCACCTTCATCGGGACCTCCAGCGGCAGCGCGTTCAGCATGACGTCGCAAATCTCACGCCGCTCCTTGTCCGTCTGCGTGGAGTAGCACAGCTCGTCGTGGACGGTGACGTGCGGGACGTACCCGAGCTTGTGCAGCTGGTGCATGGCTGCCTTGATCATGTCCGCGCTGGAGCCCTGTACGACGCGGTTCATCGCCTTGTGGAGGAAGTACAGCTGTACCGGTGCCCCGAACTTCTCGACGGCCTCGTCGTAGCGCAGAGGGCGTATACCAGGCGACCAGCGCGGTGGACCGTACAGGACGAACCGCTGGCGCCGGCCAAGCAGCGTCTTCACAAATCCACGGTGCTTGGCGACGCGCTGGCACTTGTTGTTCAGCTGCCGGACGAACGGCACGTGCGAGTGGTACTGGTCGAACAGGTCAGACGCCTGCTCGAACGACAGACCCGCCTTCTCGGCGAACGTCTTCTTGCCCATGTTGTAGGACAGCGCCAGGTTCAGCATCTTCGCCGTCTTCCGCTCCAGGCCAGTCAGGTCACGGACGAAGTTGTGGAAGTCCGTGGACGGGTCGTCAATGTACTGCTGCCTGGCGTCCTCCGCCCCGCTGCAGCCGAGTGCGTACGCGTAGTGGACCGTGACCCGGAACTCCTGCTGGCTGTAGTCCACTGACGTCCAGTCACACCCCTTCTCAGGAATGAACACCGACCGTATCAACGGCGCCAGCTCCGGGTCGCGCGCAGGTATCTGCTGTGCGTTCGGAGACGACGACGCGAACCGACCGCTGTTGGTGCCGTGCTTCGCTCCCTGTGCCTCGGTCCTGACCTGCCAGAACTGCGGGTGCACACGGCCGTCCACCTGGAGGTCCAGGACCTTGCTGCGCAGGTAGACGGACCCACCACGGTCCAGGCGTCTGGCCTTCAGTATCAGCTGAAAGACCTCCTGCTCCTGTGCCTCCAGCCAGTCCGCGGTGAACGACGCGTTGCCCTTGCTGGTCTTACTATAGGAATAGCCCAGCGTGTCGCAGACCCTGGCGATGTCGTCGTTCGCCCAGATGTTCGGCGTGAATCCACACAGCCGGCTGATGCGCCTGGTCGCCTTGGCCTGGCGCTTGGCCAGGTCCTCCACCAGTTCCTCGGCACGGTTCACGTCGACCGGGATACCGCGGAACCGCATCTCCAGGAGCAGGTCCACCAGCTCGGTCTCCATGATGAACAAGTCCCACAGCTCCTGGTCACGCAGCTTCGGCTCCTGCATCTTGAAGATGCGGCACGGCAGGTCGCTGTCGATCTCGCCATACGGGCCCACGTACCTGGCAGGCAACCGCCACAGGTTCTGCTTCACACGCTTCTCCAGGAGGTCGTCACGGCCGGTGACACCCAGCAGCACCTTGGCTGCCTCGGTCATCAGCGTCTCCTCCTTGTGTTCGCCCAGGTAGTCCTCGGCCAGTGAGTCCAGGCGGTACGTGTAGCGGTTCTCGTCCAACAGACCCTCCGCGATCTGAACGTCGTACGTGTGGCCAGCCATCTCCACGCCGTTCACACGCAACCACTCACGGTCGTAGATGATGTTGGCGCCGACCTTGGGCTGGTCGGCACGGCCCACCTGGTCACGCAACCAGTCCAGCGCCTTCTCTGGGTTCTCGACGTTGTCACCACCCTCGTGCCGCAACGGGTAGTATCCCCTGAACTCGCCGTCGTCAGTGGCGACGCTGAACCCGACCAGGTGTCCCTTGCCGCGCACGCCACCGGGCCCGTTTTCCAGGAGCTCCGGGTCGTACGTCTCGGTGTCGACGCCGAGCATCTTCGCGGCAGCCAGGTTCGGGTACTCGGTCGGTGGTCGCCAGTCGCTTGGGACCAGGGAGTACAGCTCATCCTTTGCTGGCATAGTAGTCCTCCAATTCACCGAGCCACCGCAGGCGGCCGTTTGCGATTCCGTTGGCGCGGTCCCACAGGTGCGCCACGAAGTTGTCGGCGTCGCTGAACTCGCTGATGTCCAGCGGCTTGTACGTGAAGGCCTCACCAGCGTCGGTGATTGCCCTGACCACGTTGTCATCGTCATACCCGAACCCACCGCGGTACGTGTGCTGGCTGCCGGCGACCAGTGTCAGTAGTCCCGGCTGCACGTTCACCTCGTAGTGGTCACGCAGCAGGAGGCAGACGTACGCCCCCAGCATCGAGAACGTGAACCAGTCGTACGGCACGCCGAGCCAGGCGTCGCTGCTCCGCATCGTGTCGACCAGGTGCAGCCGGCCGTCACGGATGAGGAACTGGATGGAGATGGTACACGGCAAGTCCTTGGACGGCCCTGGTCGCTCGCGCCAGATGGTCAGGACTGCCTGGCGGCTGCCGTGGTCGTCGGCCAGGCTGCGCAGTATATACGGTAGTTGGTCGACGACCTTGGGCCCATAGGCACCGGACATGAACACACCGTCGTCACTGAACCGCTCCATCATCTTCGCGTACTTCCTGATGGTACCCAGGCGGTTGTCACCGGAGAGAATCCACGCCGCCTCGCCGCACATGAACCGGTACCCCAGCTTGCGCTCCGGGGTAGTCAGCACCGGTGACCGCATCTCCACGTGCGTGACGGACACCAGTGACTCGTGCGTCTTGAACCCACGGCACGTCGGCGTCATGCCTGACGCCACGATGCGCACCAGGAGGTTCCGCCACTCACTGTTAGTCGCTGCCGACATTAAGAGCCTCCTTCAGTTGGGTGGTGAACTTCTCACGCTGGTGCGGGAACCGCCGAGCCGACTGCGGGTGCAGGCAGTGGTGGAACTCGACACCAGGATAGATGGAGTGGAACGTGTGCGCCGCCCTGTCACCGAACACGACGACGCGACGTACGTGGTCCAGGCACCGCTCCACTGCCTTGGCTCCAAACGTGTCATTGATGTTGGTCCACACGCCGCGGTACTCCGGCCACCTCAGCCGGTCCAGTTCCCTGGCCAGGTACAGCGACGAGTTCGCGTACTCGTAGAACGGCCACACTCGGCTGCCGCTGCCCTTCACCTTTGCCTGGTCACCGACGAACAGCGTGTCGGCGTAGTTGAGGTTGCCCAGGAAGTTGTCGCCACACGTCTGCAGCTGCGGGTATCGCGGCCGCTGGAGGTGGCGCCGGACGTTGTTGACCAGTGCCTCGGGCGACGTGAACTTCATCAGGAACCCGAACACGTGCGGCCAGCGTTCCATCGGGGAGTAGTGACCCTCCTTCGACTTGAACACCGACCGCTCGCTGTGGTTCCAGTACAGCTCGTCATACCCGGCCACGACCTTGGTCATGTCCTCGAACATCTCGAACCGCTCCTCACGCAGCCTGGCGAACCGCTTCTCGTGCTCCGGGTCCGCCTGGCAGACGACGTACACGCCGCCATACCTGGTGAACACCCGGTCCATCATCCGCCCCATCAGCGGCCACCTGGTGCCGCCACGATACACCGCGGCGTACACCAGCTCGGACGGCCACCAGCGGTCCAGTATGACCGGACGACCAGTGCGCTCTACCCGGTCCACGGCGTGGCGGAGGATGGCCGTGTGGTACAGGTGCATCCGCCTCACGTACTTGCAGCCGGCGTGCAGGTACGTCTCCGCCCCGAGCTCCTTGCGAAAGGCCTCGGCCAGCGTCGACTTGCCGGTGCCGTCCGCTCCCTCCAGGCAGATTATCATGACGACCTCCTCAGCCGGAGGACCCACAGGTTGTTGCGCGCCAGGTCAGGGTACATGGGAGCGAAGAAGCACGACAGCGCGTCGTTGTCGTAGTACGCCGACAGGTCGTCCATGACCTCCCGGTGTTCCTTCGACAGCTGCTTCTTGACGCCGGCCGTCACGTTCATGAAGGTACCGAACCGGTTGACCACCTCGAAGCCGGTGTCTACCAGCATCTTCTCCAGCTCCGGCACGGTGTACTCATGCAGGTGCGCCCTGGCCGCGCGGCCGTTGAACACCGGCGTGGACAGGAACAGCAGCGTGTCACGGCTCATGAGGGCGGCGATGTTCTTCAGCATCGTCCGGCCGTCCTTCTTGTGCATGTGCTCCAGGACCTCGAGGCAGGCGATGTGCGTGTACCCCATGTAGTCGAGCAGCACCTTCCACTTGGCCAGGAAGTTGAACTCGTCGAAGATGACCGCGTTCTTCCGCTGCGGCTTCTTCCTGATTGGGTTCAGGTCCACGCCGACGTAGAGCTTCGGCTCCTTGCCCTGGACGCCGTCGGTCAGCAGGTGCATCAGCGGGACCTCCTGGCCGCAGCCCACGTCCAGGATGACCGCGTGCCGCTGCACGTACCGCCGGAGGAACGACCAGCGGAAGAAGTGGGCGGAGTAGTCGCGGTGGCAGTTGAGACCCTTGGAGGACAGCTTGAGCTGGCTGCGGTCAAACCGTTCCTCACGCTCCAGGGGAGCGTCGGACCCCACGCGACGCTGCTGCACTCTCTTTGCTCTGGCTGCTCTGCTGGCGGGTTGTGCTGACAGGTCCAGCTCTTCCTGGTGCACTTTCGGGGCAGCCGGCCTCTTACGCGGCACTGTGGCCACCGGTGGAGCACTGCGTGGACGCACCATGACACTCACCGGGGGAAGCGGTCCACCTATCTCCACTGTGGTCTCCACCTGGTGCTCTGCGCCGCGGAGTGCTTCAATGACGCGGAGGCGTCGGTCTTTGCCGACCGACCTGCCAGCCCTCAGCGTGAGGTCCACCGACCTGGCCAGCCACTCCCCGACCTTGCTGCTGACGCCGCGGCCACAGTAGTGGTACGCGCCGGTGCCACCGGGGAACTTGTAGTCCTTGGGGAAGTCAGCCAACGCCTGGTGCTCGGACAGGTGGATGAACCGGTCCTCGGACGGGTGCGCCAGCGGGTACGCCATGATGGTTGGACACAGGCCGTCCCCGTTCAGACGCTGCAGGCCGAACGATGGCCTCCCCTTGACGTTGCCCTTGGCGTTCAGCTCCCTGGTCTCCGGTGGGTTCAGCCGCTCCCACACCTTGGACAGCCGCTCGCCTGGCTCGGCTGCCTGGATGACCGGGATGAGTTTGTCAGACCAGCCGTGCGCCCACACCTGGCCGTTCGGCTTGACGCCCTTCAGACGCTGTGCGACGGTCACGGCTGGCTTTGACTCGTAGTGCTCGGGGCAGAAAACCTTCTTGGACCCAATCAACAGCAAACGGCGGCGGTCCTGGCAGCTGCCCATGAAGCAGGCGTTGTGGAAGAAGATGTGCGGACGGTACCCCATGCGCTGGGTCCACTCCACCATCTCCTGGACCATGGCCGGCGCCTTCGTGTACATCTGGCAGACCGACTCGACGGCGAACACCTTGGGCTGGCACGCCTCGACCTGGTTCATCACGTTGTACCAGCACTCGCACCGCGGGTCGCTCTTGTAGCTGTCCGCCCCATAGCTCCTGGTGTTCGCGTTGCTGAACGCGGCGCATGGCGGGTTGGCGAACAGCAGGTCCAGCTTCTTGTTTACCGGCCAGTTGGCCGGACCAGCGTGCACCGGCATGCTTCCCCAGTACCGGTCACGGTTCATGTCGATGACGTCCAGGCCGTACGGCTGCGGGTCCTCACAGTGCCCGACGACATCCATGTGCTTCAGGACACCGAGTGAGAAGTTCCCGGCGTACACGTAGCAGGCCATCGCGTTCCTTTGCGGCATGCCTCTCTCCTTTCTACAGCAGCTCACCGAGCTGCGGTGGTTTCCATCCCTCCGGCTTGACCACGTCGAAGGTGCTGTCTCGCTTGCTGTCTGACTTGCGCCTGGCCCGGACCTTGGTCATGTTGGCTGCCTGGACGCGACGCCAGGCCTCCTCGAAGATAGTGACGTTGACCGGGCACAGCGAGGTGGTGTGTCCCTCCTCCACCTCCATGACAACTCGCTTCTCGTTGAACATGCCCATCAAGTACGCCGTGCCGAGCAGCACGTACTGCAGGTCGACCAAGGCGTCCAGGGCTCCCTCCAGGTCGTTGACCCGGCCGCGCTTGTTGGAGGGAACGAACTGCTTGAGGCCGTCATGGAAGTAGAACCCGCATGACGTGGCCAGCTCAGTCAGTTCCTCCATCAGGAAGTTCAGCCGCATCTTCATGTAGTCGCGCTCGATGAACCCGGCCTTCTTGCGGTTCGGCAATCCGAACTTCCGGTGGAACGATCTGATGTCCTCCAGGAACTTGTTCACACCGCTCTCCTTTCTTGGCGTCCTCGACGACGCCGTTGAAGATGATAGTAGGTATGGTGACTTCACGAAGCATCTTGACGGACAGCCACGCCATCATCGCCTTGGCGTCGGTCGACAGCTCGTCGTCGCGCATGATGCGGATGAGAGCCTGGACCGTGTCCAAGGCAGCCGTGACCACGTCCAGTTGAGTGTCTCTATTCATGGCGCCAGCCTCGCGACAATGGTACGCAGGTTGTCCGCCGTGTTGTGGTCTTCGCTGCTGGCTGCTATCTGCTCCAGGGCACAGGCCAGGTCGCCGTAGATAAGACGCCAGAGGTCCTTGGCCGTCCCGTCCTTGGCGTCCGCGATCACCTGGTCGTGGGCCGTGGCGTACTGCTCGTGCGACAGCATGTAGTCACAGGCGAGGGTCACGGTCGACTCGACCACGACACCCTTGGGGGTGATCCTGGTCGAGGGCGAGGCACTGCGGAGAAATGAGTCCTTGTTCAGCACCGGTCTCTCCTTTCTGGGGGTGTCTGGCTGCTGACTATATAGGAATATACCGCTTGATTTACACTATAGAATTGGAAAGGCCCAAGTCGCACAAAGCGACCTGGGCCTCGGTCAGACGGCAGCTGGAGACAGACTACTTCTTCATGACTCCGCGCTTGATGAGGGTCCGCCGGTAGAAGTGGAAGTTGTTCCACGGGTTGCCGCGAGTCTTGAACCCGTGCTTCTTGAAGATGGCCAGCAGCTCGTCCTTCGTCACCTGCTTCTCCTGGCCGGCCTTGCACTCCTTGAGGAACATCTCGATGAAGTGCTGGCACTGGTACGGCAGGTCGTCAACCTTGACCGCCTTCTTCGGGTGGACGATGGTGTACATCTTGTTGCCGCGGCCCGGACCCGCCGGCTTCTCCTTGGCAGCCGTGCCGGCTGCCTCAACGAGCACCGGCCACAACTTGGCGGCGATCTTCTTGGCGCCGACCTTGTTGAACTTCTTCCCCATGAACTTCTCCGCCAGGCGGTTGAGCTGGCCAGCGGTGAACAGGTCTGCGAGTGCCTCCGCGTTGCCGACCGGAGTTCCCTTACCGAGTGTGCAGTTGCCGATACTGATCTTCATGGTTCCGCCCTCCATGCTTAGAGTTTGATGTAGCGTGAGAGAAACTGCTTGACCGCGGCCACCTGGTCGCGGAGTTTGACGAGGTTGTCGTGATTGGGATTCGACACGACCAGCTCTGACCTCGTCGCCAGCTGGTACAACATGGTGTAGACCGTGTCGAAGTGCGTCGGCACCTCATCGGCGTCGACCAGGTTCAGCTCCCGCAAGCTGGCCACGATTCGCTCCGCCGTCTCCTCCTGGACCCTCTCCCCGTTCACGAATCTCAAGAAGGTCTGGTAGCTGACGTCGTGCTGCGCTACGTGCCTGCCATGAAACTCGCGCAGGTTCTGGTAGCAGTAGTTGCGGACCGCGGAGGCAGTGTCACGGGAAATGGTCGCCATCGTCTCTCCTTTCTGTTGGATGGTGAGTGCTGCCTCTATAAAGGAATATACCACCAGGTCGTGGTCGAAGTCCATTACTATAATCTCACGCTGAGATGAATGTGTCGCGTCCGTACCTGTGCCAATAGCCCCAATAGGGGTACGCGCTGCGTGCAGCCGTGACCAGGTGAACCAGGCAGCCGGCTGCCGCACCAGGAGACATTGACCGCTGCCCAAGGCAATATGTGACCAACACGCCGTAAGTCGTTCGCCTATAGGTCGCTCAGGGACAGAGCTATTGCCTATTGGCTTGAAGTGAAAACGGCCGATTGGTGAGACATTCATCTCACCCATGCCGCTGTAAAAAAAACCGCAGTGAGTCTCGAGCGGTGTAATAGCAACAGGTCCGCCTCGTGTGTCATCCCCCTGGCTCAATGCAACATTCGGATGATGATAGACATAGTGGAGTGGGAAGGCTATATTGGATGAGAACAGCCGCAGTTTGCCGCTTCAAGCGCGGTTATCATCGAGGACCCAACCATGACCACCAAGCCACCAGCACCGCCGAAGAAACGGTCAGCCAACAAAGGGTCGTTCAAGAAGGGTAACACCGCAGGCAAAGGAAAGAGAGCAGCCGGTTCAAACCATCCCCTGAATCGTGTCCGGCCGATTCGCGAGGCTCTCAAGGCGATACTTGCTGAACCATGTTCTGACGAAGACAAGCGGTCAAAGGCGCGAGCCATTTGGGACCGCGTTGTCGACTCTGCCAGGGCAGGCGAAGCGTGGGCAGTGAACTTCATCGCTGAGAGGACGGAGGGTAAGGTTGCCACGGTCATCCGTCAAGAATCCCACCGCAGGTACGAAACCCTTGGGGACAACGAACTTGGTCGAGCCATCGCTGAGCGACGGCGCAGACTTGGCCTACTTGTTGGAGGAGCAGGAGACGCGGCTGTGTGAACAGCGGCTCTACAACTTCCTCATCTGCGCATGGGAAATCCTGGAACCCGGTACGGCTCTCGAGCTGAACTGGCACTACCTGTATCTCTGTGACGAGCTGCAGCGCGCCATTGCTGACGTCGCCAACGGGATCACCAAGACCCAGGACATCATAGTCAACGTCCCGCCGCGTACCTTGAAGACGACCATCGTGTCTGTCATCCTGAACGCCTGGACCTGGCTGCAGTGGCCGCACCTCCGCTTCCTCACCGCGTCGTACGCAGACAACCTCTCCATCGAAGCCAGTTGGAACACCAGGCGACTCATTCAGTCGGAGTGGTACCAGGACAGGTGGGCAGACAAGTACGGCCTCATGGGTGACCAGAACGTCAAGAACTTCTACAGCAACGACAACGGCGGATACCGCATCAGCACCTCGGTTGGTGGTGCAGCCACCGGCCGTGGCGGTGACGTCATCATCGTGGACGACCCGCAAAGTGCAGAGGAAGCGGAGAGCGAGAGCAGCCGGGCCCGAGTCATCAGCTGGTGGGGCAAGACCATGTACCCACGCCTCAACGACCAGCGCATCGGCCTGCGCATCGTCATCCAGCAGCGCCTCCACGAGAACGACCTGACCGGATACCTGCTGCGGACGCAGCCCAAGTCATACAGGCACATCAACCTCCCGGCTGAGGCAGCGGCGGACGTGAAGCCACCGCGGCTTCGTGAGCGGTATGAGGGCGGGCTGCTCTTTCCGTCACGCTTCGGTCGGGAGCAGTTGGATGACGCCAGGCGCCGTCTATCCTCCTATGTATACGAGGGACAGTACAACCAGCGGCCGGCGCCAGAAGAAGGCGGTCTGTTCAAGCGGTGGTACTGGGGATACTGGCGGCCGAAGGGAATGGACCTGCCACCGGTGCAGACGAAGATGCCCGACGGCCGTGTGTACACGCACGCCCTGGTCGACCTGCCGGAGGAGTGCGATGACAAGGTTGTGGCCTGGGACATGTCATTCAAAGGAACCGCTGGCAGCGACCGAGTAGTTGGCGACGTGTGGGCCCAGTATGGCGCGTCCGCCTTCCTGCTCGACGAGATGTGTGGGACCATGGAGTTCCTGAAGGCGAAGGACTCAGTGGTCGAGCTGTATGAGCGACACCAGGACGCCAGCGCCGTGCTGATTGAGGACACGGCCAATGGGCCCGCTATCATCAACACCCTGGACGACGTGCTGCCGTGCTTGATTCCAGTCAAGGCCGTCGGCAGCAAGACAGCCAGGGCAACCGACAGCAGCAAGGCGATGTCAGTGCTGGCCAGGGCGGAAGCCGGCAACCTGTATCTGCCGCACCCGGCGATCGCGCCTTGGGTAGAGGACTACGTTGCAGAGTTCGCAGTCTTTCCCAAAGGTGCGCATGACGACCGTATCGACGCGACCGTCTACGCGGTGCGGCGGTTGACCGAGATCACCCTCCCAGGAGCATTCAGCGCATGAGACTATTCGGCCTGGACATCACCAAGGCAGCGGACCCTGCACGGCAAATCATCTCCTCCACCCAAGGATTCGGTTGGGACACGTCGCTGCCTGGTCAGTGGGACTGGTCGGCGTATGTCAACGCGTACAAGTCGTGGGTCTACATCGCCATTGACAAGATAGCACGGTCGGTTGCGATGCTTCCCCTGGAGCTGTACGTGTACCGCAGCACACGCGACGGCAAACTGGTCCATGGCCACGAGGTCAAGCTGGCGCTCCGCCAGTGTGAGGACGAGCTGGACCGCAAGCGATACCTGAAGTCGATGCAGCTCGAGAAGGAACCGGTCACCACCCACCCGTGGCTGGAGCTGATGCAGAAGCCGAACGCCATCACGGTACGGTTCGCATTGTGGTACGACACCATGGTGAAGATGGAGCTCGGCGGCAGCTGCGGGTGGTACATGCCCAAGGGACCGCTGGGAATACCAGGTGCCATCTACGTGCTGCCCCTGACCAGCAGCGCCAAGCTGTCACCTATCCCGGACCCGGTCACCCTCATCAAGGGATTCAAGTACGAGGACGGCAACCTGCGCCAGACGTTCGAGCTGGACGAGGTCATGTACATGCGCTACCCGTCACCGCGGTCACCCATTGAAGGGATGAGCGCGCTGCGGTCGCAGATATATCCGTACAGCATCGACGACTACATGGACAAGCTCCAGTATTACATGTTCAAGAACAAGGCGGTCCCTGGTCTGAACCTGCACACTGACCAGCCGCTCAAGGGCCAGCAGGTCGAGGACATTCGCACGCAGATAGCGAACACCTTTGAGGGAGCCAAGAACGCCGGCAAGTTGTTCGTCACCCACAGCGGCTTGAAGATTGGCCAGGCACTCACGCCGCCGTTCAAGGAACTGGTGCTCGACAAGATCAGCGACCTCCAGCAGGACAAGATACTGGCGGCGTACGACGTGCCGGCCGGCCTGGTTGGTCTGGTCAAGGACGTCAACCGCGCGAACATGGAGGCGCTGAAGGAGTCATTCTTCGGTGAGACTATCCGCAGCAAGACGATGTTGATAGAGGAGTATATCGAGGCGTTCATGCTTCCGATGTACGACGAGCGACTGACCTGTGACTTCCGCATACCAGAGCTCAGCCAGCGAGACCTGGACCTCCAGGAGCGACGTGAGAACCTGGACCGCGGCGTGACTACTATCAACGAAGAGCGCGCCAAGATGCAGCTGGACGAGGTCGAGTGGGGCGACAAGCCGTGGATGCCGGTCAACCGGCTGCCTTGGGAAGAGGAGGAGACGGACCCAGGCGCACCACCGGCCGGGCCCGACGACGGCAAGTCATACCACAGCAAGAACGTGGTCCTGGCCAACGCGAATACCAAGTCCCTGGACCTGGTGTGGAAGGCGTACGCCAGGCAGCACGCTGGATATGAGAAGCTACTCCTGGCCACGGCCCGGAAACTGTTCAAGCGCCAGGCGGAGGAGACCGTCGAGAAGATGGAGGCCGAGACCGTGAAGCTGGTCAACCGGTTCGGCACCAACAACAAGTCGGCTGGCCGTCAGCGGTTCGTGAAGCAGAACGGCCTGGTCCGTCGCATCTTCGACCCACTGTACTGGAAGAAGGTGACGGAGGAGATGTTCCGACCGGTGGTCGAGTACGTCTGGGAGGACGCCGGCACCGAGCAGATGAAGCGCCTGGAGGCCAGCACCAAGCAGCTGGAGTTCCTGTTCAACGTCAACGACCCGCACGCCCAGCAGATGCTTGGCGACCGCCTGGACAAGTTCAGTTCAGAGATCACCGGCACGACGTTCAGTGAGGTGGACAAGGTTCTGGCAGCCGGTTGGGAGGCTGGCCTGCCGTCGTCCGTCATCGCCGGCAACCTGGCCGAGATGTTCACGGCTGCCGAGAAGTACCGTGCGCCGCTCATCTCCAGGACCGAGGCCACGGCTGCCAGCAACGCGGCTGACCTGGAGTCGGTACGCCAGGCAGGACTCGAGCAGGACGTGCTGAAGGTGTGGGTGTCGTCACGCGACCAGGCAGTACGTGAGACACACTCCCAGGCGGAGGCGGACTACATAGAAGGCATCCCGATGCAGGAGTCGTTCACAGTCGGCGGTGACACGATGGAGGCACCTGGTATGGGAGGCCTGGCGGAGGAGAACATCAACTGTCGGTGTACGGTAGCGTACATCAAGCGAAAGGACAAGTAGCATGGCACAGCAGGGCAAGAGCTGGTCACAGGCCGTGGACGTTTCTGGCGGTGACTACGACATCCCGACCAACGTGCGCGTCCAGGAGATGCGGGTGAACGCGGCCGGCACCGTCAGGCTGCAGGACCATGACGGCACGGAGCACGACTACGTCGGCACGGACTTCGACATCTACAAGCTGGGCGGCGAGGGACTGCGGCGCGTGCGGCAGATTGGCACGACCGTGGCACTGCGCTCCGGCGCCATCACGCTGTTCGGATACTACGTCTCGGGATAACCGAGACATCACCTCCTTACAGGAGCAAGGGACGATGAAGGGATCAGACATCAAGACCGCCGCCCAGGGCGACGTCAAGGAACTCGTGGACAGCACGGACTACAAACTGGGTATCATGGCAGTGACAGTCCAGGCGGGCTTCAGTTTCGAGAAGGCAGACCACTCTCAGGTGCAGTACGCGCAGTCAGCGTCACTGACACCCGACGAGATCGCCGCCCTCACGGCCACGGTGAAGACACAGCTGCTCGCCATCGTTGAGAAGCGCATCAAGCCAGCATAGAGAGGTAGCCAATGGCACTCCGATACTGGGTCGGCGGGTCCGGCAACGTCAACGACACAAACCACTGGAGCACGTCCAGCGGAGGCAGCGGTGGTGCGTCTGTACCAGGCGGCGCGGACACGGCTGTGTTCGACAGCAGCTCTGGCACCGGGACGTGTACCGTCAACGTCGCCTTCTCACCGCAGGGCATTGACCAGCAGGTCAACAACAACATCACCATTTCGCAGTCAGCCTCGGTCAGTGTAGGCAACGCGAACTGGGCCGTGGACGGTGGGACGTTCGACTCGAACTGGTGGAACTGGAGCGTGACCGGCAACTTGACCATCGGCGCCGGCGGCACGTTCACGAACACCGGGGCGAGTATAGGAACCGTGACCGGGAACCTGATCGTGAACGCCTCTGCCACTGTGTCCTGGGGCACGGGTACCGTCATCATGGGCGGCACCGGTGCGCAGACCCTGACGTGTGACAAGGACGTGGCGGCGTTCTACAAGCTCGAAAACCAGAACACGCTCGGCACCGTCTCGCTTGGCTCTGACATTCGCACGACCAACTACCTGGACGTGAAGGTGAACGCGGCGCTCGACTGCGTGTCCACGTACGACATCTACCTGCGCGGCACCGGGACACCGCTCATTCTCAGCGGACGCATCTGGGGCAACGGCTGCAAGGTCATATACGAGATAGACACGACCGGAACCTACAGCCTCGTCGGGTCGACGGCCTGGGGAGCGCAGGGGTGCCTGGCTGGTGCCCAGTACAACATCTGGATCATCGCCACGTGTACGGCAACCCTCAACATGACAGCGCAGATCCGTGACGTCAACAGCTTCGTCATGGAGAGCACGGCGGCTGGCTCGGGTGCCACCATCACGTTCAACACGAACAACAACGACATCAGTGACGGCGCGGGCGGTCGCGGTGTGTACTCGTACATTCGTCTCGGTTCGGACGTGGCCGCCAACGATTGCACGGCGACCTTCAACTTCGGCTCTTCGGAAATCGTTCCCGAGTCGTGGTCGTTCATGCGTCTGCAGTGGTCGGGCGCTCACTACAACCTCGGGTCGATGACGTGGCAAGGCAACGGCGGAGTCGGTGGTACGTTCTCGGTCTATGGGCCGACCACCGCAGGCGTCGACGTCGCACAGACGTTCACGCCAGGAACCAGCCACATCAAGTGCCAGAAGTTCGGTGAGGTGTGGATGGGTCTTGGTGCACACCCGACACCCGTCAACGTGTACGACCTGGAGATGAACAACCCGGGCGGCATCGCGTACTGCTACATCAAACCCATCGTAGCGAACCGCCTCACCACGACCGACGACGGTGTGACGTTCGAGAGTGACGTCGAGTTCCAGGCGGAGCACGACATCAACGAGCTGTACCTGACGGCTGTGCTGACCAACGTCACGGTCTACGTCTACGAGGTGGGTCTGAGCATCTGGCGCAAGGCTCCGGTCCGCACAGGAGCGAACTTCGTCAACATCCGCTCGCGTGTCCTGGGCACCCAGGCGCAGGTGCGGTGCGACGAGGCCGCCCAGGTCAAGCAGAACTTCAACGTGCGTGACAGCGACCTGGTCTACGCCGGGAACTGGATTGACGTGCGCCACGCGTCGAACGTGGACAGCGGAAACAACTCACCGTACTGGTGGTTCACTGGCGACGAGCCGGTGGCACCGAGCAGCGGACAGGCACGCCGGCTGATGAAGGCCGGTGGGATGTAATACCTATAGATGGAGGGCGAGGTATGATGAGGAGACGGAGGAACAAGGACAAGGAGAAGGAACCTGACCAGGCAGCAACGGGTCAGGACCAGGAGCAGGAGCAGCCGGCTGCCGAGGACCAGGACAACCTGGCCGAGGACAATGAGA